GAAAATTCAAATTATCATTTCATCTTTTGATATTTTGAATTGAAAGTCAAATGATAATATCAAAAGATGTGCTAAAAGCTAGCTGGAGCGTGGTGTACCGCGAGCGCAGCGAGCCGGCGTAAACTTAGCGGGGAGAGTCCTCCTGCGGCGCGGCAGCTTGCGTCCGGCGTTAGCGTTAGCGGGAAGAGCGGGTGGGAGCTGGGCGGCTTCTCAATCGTAAAGGCGCAGCATGTGGTGGGATACACGAAAGATTTAATCGGCCGAGTAGCTGGTGAAATCCGCACGTGTAAGTGGTGTGGTAGGGCGCGCCGTGGGCCTTGCCCACTAATGGGCTTCGCCCATGCCTACAAGCAACTTCGTTGCGGAATGTTGTGTTTAAACTTTTTTTAGGAAACGCAGCGGGCGGATGCAGTCGATAGGGCTGCGCCGTGGGCCTTGCCCACTAATGGGCTTCGCCCATGCCTATAAGCAACTTCGTTGCGGCGGCGCGCAAAGCGCTAGGAGTCTCCGACTCCGCCGGTCAGACTCGGCTGTTTAATCAGCGGGTGGATTTAGGCGGTGAGTTTTAGGCGACGAGTCGGAGCTGGGAGAGGTATTGATTTTGGCCATGTTAAGTAATAGCTGGTTGAGGTTGGGTCGGTATACCAGCGCAAATCGGGGGCGTTCATGAATTTAGTATATAGCGAGTTGGCTATATTAGAACGCCGCACTTGAGACCGTTTTTTTGTTTTGATTTCAACAAATAGTGCTTTTGTGAATGCACGAGAAACATAGCAGCCACGTCGCCAGTCCGAGCGCGTGCATGGGCGGGAAAACTCGTTAACGAGGCGCTGGAGCTCTTCGGGAAGGTAGAAGGAGGCCATTTTATAATCTCTACTGAGAAAAAACTTTTAAGTAGTTTTCCTAAAGAATCGGCGGCGCGCAAAGCGCTAGGAGTCTCCGACTCCGCCGGTCAGACTCTACCGTTTAATGGTAATCTTTTTCATCATCACGTTGACCTGGATCTTGTTCACAAGCCCGTTGAATTTTGCAGTGTCGTCGAGTCCGACATTTCTAGCACTGTTTTTAACGATTTTACGGAAAGAAGTGCAGAGCACATAAGCATGCCCATCGCGGTAAATATTTTCGAAGAATTCCTCAGCCTTGTTATCGAGCGAATTGGCTTTGTTAGAAACGAAAAATTCGTGCAAGCGCTCTTCGAACGCCTCTTCAGACTCGCCCTCTTCGCAACCCACATATTTTTTGTTGATCTGCTCGCCGTCTTTGGTGATCGTTTTTGTTTTAATAAAGCTCTCGGAGCCTAGCACTTGAGTACCGCCGTTGATTCCTTTGAAGCGGTACTTGTGATCCTTAACACCCGCCTTTTCCCAGCCGTAAAACCAGCTCTTCTTTTCTAAGCAGTAAAAGGTGTATTTGTCGCCTAAGCAGCCATCGAGCTCATCTTCGAAAGAGCCAAACACTTTGCTCTTCGGGTCGTAAATTAAATGGGTCTTGTATCGCGGGTCGACAAGTTCGACCTCGGGCCAGTGAGGCACGATTACGTTTTCCGTCTCAATCCAGTCACGCCACCGCGCCATATCAGTGTATCGAAATTTGGAAGCGTCGGTATCTGTGTAAAGCAGGCGGTCGAGCCCGATTTTAGAGTACGAGTTTTCGTACATGTATCTCTTGGCATAGTCGTAGACGAGAACTCCGAGGTAGATTGGGCGTTGCTCTTTGATCATGGATTCGGCAGACATCTCATACGTCAAAAACAGCTTATCGCCAATCATGTTGATGAAGTTGATGGATTCGGCTTTGTCTTTGATGGCGAGATAGGTTTCGGTAGATTCGACAACGACCGTCTTTTCTGTGTGCAGCCCTTCGATGATCTTGCCCGACACCGAGTTGGCGAGAAGCTTGATCGTTTCGCGAAGCGCCGCGTTGTAATTGCAGTTTTTGGCTTTTTTCAAGTCGTCTTGCTCGTTTTTCGCCTTCATGAGATCAAGCAGAAAGCCAAACATGTTGCACGACTTTTCCTTTTTAGTAAAAATAAAGCCGTCGCGGATGGTGACAGTGCAGCCGAATTTTAAAAGCAAACCGATCATCACGTTGCTCAGCATGTAGTTTTCGATAACACCCACATGGTTCCATTTATTTTCCATGCCAGTTTTGTAAGCATAAATGTTCGGCAGATTTTTATCTTTTAGACAGCTCTGGTCGATATCACAGTAGTAAAACCCAAGGACATCATCACCCTGGTAGCTAGCTACCTTTTTAATCTTCCCACACGGGTAGTGGCAATTCAAGATACTCATGACATACGGGTAGAGACTGCACACGTCAGTAGAGGCCAGACGCTCTTCCACTTTTTGTACGCCGTTGAACATTTCCACGCGGCCGGCAATTTTCGAACGCTGCAAGTCGCTGTATTGCTTGAAGTCGAGTTGAGGGAATTCGATTTTGGCTTTTTTGCACGAAGCAACAAGCACTTTGTAAATGAGCGAGCCAACCGTTTTGATATTGTGCAGATCTTTGGCGTAAGGTTTGGTGCATTCGATATTATCTAAGGCGTCGCGATATTTGTAAAAAAGAACGGCAGTGGCTAGAACGTCGTACTCGTTGTACTCTTTCAATTCGGAATTTCCTTGGATATGCTCGAGCAATTTGCCCTCCTTGTACAGCAGCTGCATTTTATCGTGATCTAAAGATTTTTTGGCACAGCAGCCGATTTTAAAGTTTTCGCAATTCATTTTTAGCGACCCCATGAGGTGTTTGTGAATATCAAAGGTATTGTGCCGCCCATTGAGCGTGAAATTGAGCAGCTGGCTGCCGTTGTAGAACACATTGGTGACGTTGGTCTCATCAACGTCGGAGTCGTTTCGGGTTAATAGAGCATCGAGGAATATGAAATTGTCGAAATTCGTGTTATTAAAGCCGATAAAAGTCATACGTCTATTGGGTTCATTTTTAATAATCCATTCGATGAATTGCTGCGAGCAATCGAAGCCTGTAAATGTTTTACAGCACGCCCGGCGTATTTCATTAATTTTGCTTTGATTTCCATGGCTATCGTGAAATTCCAATTCTTTAAGAGTCGTGCCATCGAGAAACAATATGGATAGCGAATAAGCCTGCATGCAATTGCTTTGCTTGTAGTCGATGACGGTCTCATAGTCGAAAAAAACAAACCACGTCTCCAGCTCGGCCATATTCCTTGCCGTGGCCGTCACGATCTGCTTGGCTGTGAAAAGGATTTTTTTATTACGAACGACTCCATTGTTTCCGGTTAAATAAATATCGTCACGAAGGCATGGCTTGCAGTTACCCAATACGCGTTGATCACGACCCCACCCGACCGCAGTCTTTTCTTCCTCGGAAAATTCATATAAATCTACATGCTGATTAATCTCGTCATAAATAATGATGTGTTCCGGGACAGCACAACGAGGGTTGTCGAATTTGTTCGGATACTTTTCACACCATGCCGAATTGCAGTCTGGATGATAGATATAGCCACAATCGGTTTCAGCGGGATCGATAGGGTAGGCGGGGTATTTTACTTCCTTGCTGCCAATTTTTTTAGTAAGAAAAACGGGTTCACCACGAGATTCAAGTAGTTTGCCGATTTCCAGACCTTCCTCAAAGAGACGTTGGATCGAAAAAATATTTGGAATTACGCGTATCATGAGATCGTTTTCGTCGATGTATTTCAGCAAATTTTCGAAATTTTGAAAGTATTTTGGAGGCTTAGTAATGTTTTCTGCTCCAATGCATCGAGCAAGACATTCATACCCACATAAATTTTGTTCGCTTTTAATCCCGACGCATGGGTAAACAATGTCTTCGCTTGAGCCGCCTACAGTGATTTTATGAGTAGTAATGATGAATTTATTGAGCAAAAGCCGATAGTCGTTGTAGTTGACCGCATCCGATCCAACAGATTGCCGGCCGAGTTTTTTGGTCAGGTTTCCAGTCTCCAATTCTTCAATGTAAATGACAAAGTTTTCATACCCGTCAGCGCCCTGAAGAATGTCGTTTGGAATGGCTACGACGCGGCTTTTATTTTCAGAATCATGTTCAAAAATCAAGTTGATGTATACAGCGCCTTCGCGTAAAATCATCGTTTGCCGCTGCTCCCTCATGATGGCGTTGTAGAGGTCGCGTAAATTTTTATTTCCTTGTGTCTCGACCAAATATTTGGCGACGTTCTTGTAGCGGTCAAGGCCGCGGATTAGACTGGTTCGAGTCTTCGTCGATCCTTGAACGGGCACATGTGTGCGACTCTCTTCCAACGTACGGCGCGTGCCCACATGTGCAGTAGCGCGGCGGATTACTTCTTCCACGACAGCGGTGTTGTAGGCTTTTCCGCCCGCTTTGAGCGTCTTGCCAAGTTTTGACAGCGGCACAAAGCCAAATTTATTGGCGATGGCCTCTTTGTTTGGCTCGGTGAGCTTGAGGATGTTGAGCGATGATTCATAGGAAAGCGCCATTTTATATACATCTACTATAGATTTTATTTTAAGCCCTTTTTAGAATTATATATATTGTGATAAACACATTACATATAATTTTGAGTTTCCTAGAGTTTCCATTCCAACGGAATTTAATACCTCGGTATTTAAAAAAGTTTTCGGATGGCCGTTAGAATTTGGTCTTTGTCGTTTTTGTAATAATTATACTCGTTGGCGGTCTTGAGTTTTTGCGCGCGATGCACTGGGTCGGTATCGTATCGCTTCTTCGAGTATTTCGAGCTGTATCCTCGGGACAACATGATAAAATGGTCGGTATGCTTTATTTTTTCCATGTACTTCTTTTGGGCCTTTTGTTGCGCAGGAGAAACCATAATGTTATACGATTAGATTATATTTCTAAGTTCTAATCGTATAGTAGATATTTAGATATAGCCACATGTAGTAGCCCTTGAAACCCCGCTAGCATCGGTATAAACTCGAAAGGGGCGGCTGCATCCCCAAATTTTGCCTAAAGCATCTTTGCATTCGTCTTCGCTCATATGGGGATTTATCTGAAGGCCTGTGTCGCGCCAAATTCCGCACCGGAAGACCCCGCAGTTGAGAGCGTCCACCACTATTCCCATGTTGCAGTGGGGACATTCTACTATTTCTATTGCCATGTATTCAACGTTTATTTCTTCACGGCACCCGTTTCCACGTCCAGAGTGATGCGGTCGAGGTACACGGTAAACACCATGAGGGTGAGGACGGCGTTGGTGTTGTTCTGGAACGAGATGCTCAGGTTTCGCATGCTTGCGCGGTCGGCGGCGCGCCCCCTAGACAAGTCAACCCAGTACACGCGGTTCGCCTCCCACCAACTTTGGTTAATTAGCCCGACCCCAATTCCGAAATCGGTTGAGGTCAGAGTCTCGGCGATGCCCACCTGTTCCAAAAACGACTCGAAAGAATAGTAAAGAACCTGATTTAGCTGCTGGACCCCTCCCAATGAAACTTGGAGATTTATAAGAGATAAAGGGGCATAGGTCGATGGGCACGTGTCGTAGGGAGAAGTCCATTGCTCGAAACCAATGGTGCCGGTAGAGGTGGTCGTACCAGAGCCGATGAGCGGGATAATGCACACGCCGATGGGATTTTTGATGCCCGACTGAACAAGTTGCGAAAAAGTGCCTGTCGTTGGGATGGAGCTGTATTGGTTGAAGATAACATTCTCGTACACGACCTGCTTTTCGCGGTTCGCCTCAACGTAGGCAAGCGCCTTGGCCGGTTCCATTTTAATCAAAGAGTAATAGGCTCTGCAAGCTGCCATTGGATGAGATGCGCCACCTGATGCTAGATTAACCTGAGCGCCACCAGTACCTGTTAGACTCGTCGTTTTAGCCGAACCAATGAAGCAACCTGCTTGGATGCAGGTCGTCGTTGCTGGAAGGCCGCCGTTCGCCTGTGTATCAGACAATAAATTAATAGTAAAAGGGCACGTTTGTGCGAACGTAGACTGGATTACTGCACCGTACTGTGTGGTCAGCGCGTTAGGATTAGCAACGTTAATCGACATAGCCCCAGTGTTAAAGTACGCCCGAATGACGAGGTCCATTTTCCGCACAAGCCCCATTTTATCCATTACGTCGCAAATGTATCGGAGGGGAATGATGGCAACATCGTACCAAGTAGGCAGGCCTCCCACAATAGCAAATCGTGGCTTAAATTCGAAATCGAGTTGAGATAATGTCATTAGACAATTTGCTGTGCCGCTGCCTGAGGGGCCGTACACCCTGTTATATGAGGGGGCTGCGATGGTTGAACCGTCGACCACGCGCGTGCATCTGCGTTGTAGGGATTTGTTCACACACCCAACATTTTGCCCTAAACCAGCGCCCGCAAAACCGGTTACACTCTGAACATCGCTTCCGGCGAGGGCTGCGTTTATGTAGGGACGATTGTTACATAGGCCTAGACCGGACTGAGCAATGCCTACTCCACTGACGTTTGCTACGCTATTCCAGACGACAGACCGCTCCGAGTCGAGTTCCTCACCCATACCGTAGGATGAACCCCACTGCTTAAGGTCGTTGGTGCTCATGGAGGACAGAAGCTTAAAATTCTCGTACAAGGAGATGAAGGGTTGCGTATCGTTCACGGTTTTGCCGTTGGCCACGATTTCAATCTGGTGGATAAGGTGCTGGAAGTTGGACTTGAGTGTAACGAGGTTGCTGTAGCTGGGAACACCGGCCGCTGGAACGATTGGTATAGGAACACCCGAGACCGGAGTAATGGCCGCAACCATTACGATAGGAACGGCCAAAAACACGTCCTCCGTCGCCGTAAAGCTCCCCGAGTTGTAAAGAGAGCTTAAGTCCCATTGCACTTGGGTCAAGCCGCTGTTGGCGTACACGCCAGAGTTAATGTCGTTGAGAAAATTCCAGTTTTTCTCTTGGTAGGGTGAGTGGAGGTCAACACCTTGAGGAGCCGAAGACTTTGCGTATTCCCAAGCGTCCGAGTTCATTATATAATACACCTAAGAATAAAATTTTCCCTAAATGTGCGGAATCATAGATTCCTAATGGACTTCGTCCATGCGGATTTGAAAAATCCTAATGGACTTCGTCCATGCGGATTTGGTCCTAATAGACTTCCCCCAACAACGGCATTCATGCCTATAGGCATTTAATGCCTATGGCATTTACCCTTTTTTTTTTATCTCCACTTAATTCTATGAACTTTGAAGCCGAAGCGCGCCTACGTGAGACTGTCCGCGACCAAAAACTTGAACAAAAGGCTAACCTGTTGTCCGCTGTAGCTCAATCTAAACAACGTAAGGGGTCTAGCGGGTTTATGATACCAGAGGATGCATACGAGACCCAGTTTTTTAGTTCGCCTGAAGCCGAGCTGAATGCGCGCGACCTAGCACTTGAGGCACAACTCAACAAGGTGTCAAGCAATGCAATTGTTTATAAATTGGGATGGAAGCCCCTAAAAATCAAGTCCGACGTGACGGCCGAGATGATACGAGAATACGAAAAGGAGATGATGAAACCCGTTGAAATTGGTGGTCACAAGTACAAATACCACCCCTCGGCGGTAAACACGGACCTTGAAGAGTATGTTCCACCTGTGGATGAAGCTGATATAATGAGGCCTGATGACCTTGAACGAGCTAAAAATGAGATTGAGCGAGCCATGACACTCATTACACGTAACAATACACAAATTTATAGACTTGCCAATATTATTGGTCCACAAGTAGATGCTAAATATGACCAAGAAGTTGCCTCGCTTGATGCATTAGGGGGTAAACCGGCAGCTCTTGCACACGCCGAGGCTAAATATATTAAGGAAAGCACGAGAATACGTGATGCTATTGCAGCCAGCGCAGAAATCGTAAGAGATTTGGAAGCCCGAGTCGCTGGAATACAAGCAGCAATAGAGACCAACGACGACAGAAAATCTAGAAATTCGACCGAGGCAACACGTGTTAAAACCGTAAACTATGAAAAATTGAAGGCGGCCGAAGATGATTTTAACCTTCTAAACCGCGGTCGTGCTAAAATAGACCGAGGGGAAAGTGAGACTGATGAGGAGTACCAGCGTCGGCTTATCGAAACGGGCGCACTGACTTACGACGAGGATGCCATGGAAGCATCCGCAGACCTTGAATTTCGAGAGCAGTTGCGTAACAAAATGAAGGAGATTTTGCGAAATACCGCACTTATAAGCAATGCCATAAAACTATTGAGTGGTGAAGAGGTATTTGAGACGGTAAAGCAGTGGGAGCGTGTCAAAAAGGCATACCTTGATGTGTACGGTCCATTTAATCCAAACGTCACCGAAGACGACCTGAAGGTGTTTTTTCTCGACATGGTGGCTCCAAGCATCGACTCATTAAATTCAAAATACGGACCAGCTGTATCCGCGGCGGCTGCTGTGCCGACTTTAGCGGTTGTGACACCCAGACCCACCCTCACTGAGATAGAAGTCAACCGTAAGGCATTTCTTAAAGGGGATTTGACTGCTTGGGTGGGTACGCATTATCCAGAATTGTCAGAAAAATTAAAGAGGGCTGGGACCAAAGCTAACCAAATAGCCTATTTAATTCGCGAAAAACTCGTCGTCCCTACAGAAGTTCAGACCTTTACTGTCGCGCGGACCGGAGGACCTAGCGACTACGTCGCGCCGATAGCAGAAGAGAAAGTAGAAGAGGACGAGGGTAGACATCTGGCTGACCTAAAATCTGCGTTTGCAAATATTTATGGCCAAGAAATCACCGATAATACACACTACCAACATGTAGTGGCTTCTAATTCGTTAAAAAGTTTTAATCAAAGGTTTGAAGAACTAGCTCTAGACGGGTACGATATGTCTGCGATGAACGAATTTCGAGCAAAAACTGGACTTGGTTTACGACGGGTAGTTGGTCACGGTGTACATGGTACACAAATAACCGGAGGTTATGGTTTACAACCCATCAAGCACGCACTTCCCAAGCTGATTGATTTCGGTCGAGTCAAAATCTCTCCGTCAAGTCTGTACTACAAAAACACTCTGGCCATCAAGCACAAGTCTGGAAACTCACTGACTGGAATCAATAATACTAGGGTTTCCGACCAATTTGTGAGCATTATCATGGACCTTTTAAAGGGTAAGAAACCAACTCTCAAGGACTTTTCACGACTTGGCATTGGAGAAAAGCAAATATACGACCAGCTCATTTTTATGGCAGGGTTGTCCAAGGACGTAGATAACGATTTCGGAAGCACAAAGGAGCACATGAAAAAGCGTCTGCAACTGGTCGAGGGAGAAATAGGGGCCGGAAACAACAACCCCGATGTCAAAAAGGAACTGCATTCCCTGCTGCATAAAATGGCCCAGTGTAACATGATTGGGTACGACGCTGCGAAAAAACATTACAAGTCGGTTTTAGGCATTTAACGATGTCTAAATTCAGAAAAGAAAATGTCTAACGCTAGTTTATAAAATGGTCGCTGTCACGATTGAACTCCCCTCCCCAGCTCAACTCAGCAAGCTAATGAAAGGCCGTCCTGTACGGATTAAACACCTCCCTGCTGGCAGCCCGAGAAAAGGCATGGAAATTGACCTAGCCGAAGGTTCCCTTAAGAAATTGATGCGTTCCTTTTCAAAGGGAAGTGGCATGATTCACTCCATGCCGGTGCATACCATGCCGTATCCAGTTCGCGGTCATCCGTTGATGGGAAAAGGTGCCGCCTTCCCACACCTAGTCAAACATACAACGGGCGAGGGTGTGGACACACAAGCGGCCCATGGCCGCGGGTTTTTTGAGAGCCTTTCCAAAGGCGAGCCCTACGTTCTTTCAAATGGAGTGGCACCCATGAGCCTTCAGGCGATTTCCGAGGGCCGGCCCTTTGGCGAATACCTTCCTGGTGTGCACGGAAAAGGCGTAAAATCGGGCAAAATCAGCCGAAGCAAAAAGTTTCACATTTGGACGAAGAATTTAGGAGGGGTGTACCAGTCAGTCGCCGATGCAGTCAAGCCCGTCGCCAAACCCATTTTGGAGGCGCTGACAAAGGCGGCGGTTTCTAAAATAACTCCACAGGCTTCTTACGAGAAGAAGGCCCTCGATAAATTGGACCCCGCTAAAGGGCTTGTCACGTTTTTCCGCGGTCTGTTTGGCAAAGGGCTTGCCAGTTCTGCTGAAAAACTGGCTCGTGCCCAATTTGAAAAAATGTTGATTCGTTCGTTAGCAGGACGTAGTGCAGGACGTTCGTCCTTAGTTGGCAAAGCCACCGCTCCTCCTCGTGCTGGACGCGCACGGGAAGACGCTCGTGTTGCATTTGAGGCGCTTGAACCCGAAACCTATGCAGTCCCAGAGCGAATGGAAAACCACTACGTAGAAGAGGGTGGAGTTCCCTTGGATTACAAGTATTTTGGTGCTGGAGCGAAAAGGTCAAGGAAGTCCCACGCAGACAAGGCACTTGAAAGCCGAATTACGGATTCTTTAGGTGGTCGGCCTGCTAAGGGAAGTCCCGAAATGAAAGCAAGAATGGCAGCACTAAGGGCGCGAAAGAAGGGCGGTGCGGGCGTACGCCCTAGCCCGCTTCACGCGGGCGCCATGTACCCTGCCGGCTACTAAATGGCGGGACGAAGTCCCAAGGACCTTCGGTCCGCTGAGCCACTTGAGGCTCACGCGGAAACTTCGTTTCCTAGTACCTCGGTACGCCTAATTTTTTATCTGTCTCAAAATCATATGCCACTATCCACTGACCAAATTAACCAATTTGTTGAGTCATCTTATGACAAAAAAGGGACCCCTTCTATAGGAGATTATCAGCTCGACAAGGAGTTGTCCACGCGAAAAGCCAAGGTCTACTACAACCCAAATGACGGAAAAGTAGTCGTTGCGAATCGAGGCACCGCAGGTACGGTGTCAGACTGGGCCAACAACGCACGATGGATTGCGGGCACATACGACGAAAGCGACCGCATGAAACAAGCCGAACAAGTTCAGCGTCAGGCCATCGCCAAATACGGGAAAGTGGACACAAACGTGACCCACAGCCAGAGCGGTATTATTGGCCGAAAATTAAACGAAAAGGGTCTTACTGGTCAGGTTATTTCGGTAAATCCAGCCAGTATGTTCGAAAAACAGAAGAAAAACGAGTACGTAATCCGCTCCTCATCCGACCCTGTGAGCATGCTGCACGCCATCAATCCGTTCGCAAGGCCGAGCCGCACTAAGACTATCAAGGCAAAGACATGGAATCCATTCGCAGAACATGGAAGTAACATCCTTAGCCGGATAAAGGGGACCATCGGCGCGGCTTTGCCGCTAGTGACCCACGGGTCACGCATGGGGGAACAAGGTTCCCAAGTGGGCGGGACTAAGTCCCAAGGACCTTCGGTCCGCAGAGCCCACGGGTTATCCAATGAACTCACGAACTTTGATATCGACGAATATTTACACAAAATCAAGGCTTATCATGGTTGCTTTATCAAAGACGAGCTTCCAGAACTCAACCCTGGCTTTTACGTTGTGAATCTCAACGGGAATTCCCATTGGACCGTTCTGTGCAAGGACCTCGACATCCATGGAAATCCATCCTATTTATATTTTGACAGTTTTGGGTTCCCAGCTCCCTTGGAAGTCGAGCAGGCTATTGAACGTGATGCCCATAGAAAAACGGAGTATGTAAGCATGAAAAATGACCTTCAGGCCTATTCTTCCACCGCGTGTGGTTTTTTCTGCATTGCTTTCGTCAAGTTTTTGAACAAACGAAAGAATAAGGAGCGCGCCGGGACGAAGTCCCGTAGTGAACCTATGGTTCACGCTTATGAAAAGTTCATTGCATTGTTTGATACCGACGCAGAGAAAAACGACCGAGTCCTCAAGGACTTAATCTAAGGCATGGGTCTTTGACGTGGCACGACGTGCCACTAGGCGAAGCCGCCCATTAGTGAGCTTTGCTCACGGCCGAATAAAATCCAAAAAATTGTGACGATACCGCAGCTTTGGGTCTGTCGTCTTTAGATCAATAAGAAAAAAGTCTCGTGGGATGGCGGTAGCTCCGATGTACATTTGTTTAAACCGTTCCTTTTTGACACCACCGATATTGTGGTTTCGGATTATAGAATCAATGGTCACGTTGTCGTTTAGACGGAACAAAATAAAATAGTTGGCGTTTCGGATAATCGTCTTGGGGATGCTCGCGTAATTCTGGCCCATCACGAAACAAGTAAAACCGAACTTGCGGCCACCTGTCAAGTATTCGTTGATTTTCTTCATTTCGGGCCCCTTCAGGTTTATGAAATCGTCAAAAACGATGAGCTTTTCTTCGTCTTTGGTGTCCGTGTCAAACTCCGTTAGAGGTGGAAGCTTCTCGATGTCGTTGTACATTTCAGAGCCAGGCATTTTCTGAAGTATCATGTTGTATAGCGGTTCGTCGCTCGTCGACCCTGTGAAAATAATCACCTCGTGGAAGACTCCCTCCTTTCGATGTAAAAATTCCATGAGGGCATTTGTCTTTCCTGCTCCCGTTCCTCCAATGCACACTATCATCGAGCAAGGCAAAATGTAATGCTTTGCGAAATTCTTGTCGGGCTTAAAGTCGCGCTTTAAGTCTTTTGGGAGCTTTTCGTACCAATTCGTAACCTTGTCCATGTATCATACGCAGTATTTATTTCCTATGGAAATCATACGAAGTATTTTATTGACGGAGTCAATTAACGGAAAGATAATTTCGGAACAATGGAGTTAACTGCTTTACCCTTGTTATTGATGAGCAAGGATATGCAAACGCTGCTGTCTAGAATCGCCATGGACGCTAGATTCTGGTCAACAAACAAAATTTCCAATTTCTGATACGTCCCTGCAGCCATTCGAACCCACTTGAGTGCGGGCGGTGAGTAGTTGATGTTCGACCCGAAAGTGGACGTGATGGGCATCGTGTCTAAAATGTCGGTCGGCACGCACACTGCATTGTCCACCAAACTGCATCGAATAACCAACGAGTTCACGGGACTTCCCTGTGGCACAAGCGTCGATAAAAATGACAATGCTACAGTCCCGCCTGCCGACCCATACGTCCCCGTCGCGAACCCAATAATTTTTCCAAATGCCGCTAGAGATATGGTCACGGTTGGAATGACGGCCGCCGCCCAAAAACCATGCCATGCAGCGCCTAGAGTAGAGGCCACCGGCACGCTCCAACCAGATGGCAAAACAATGGGAACGACACTGAGCACCAGCTGGATGGCATACTTGGACGCATTGTACAAGAACGTTACGTAATAAACAAACTGGCCGGTATTGGATATCAAATAAAGCCCATTCGTGATGCAAAATTGCTGAAGAGCTGCATTAATATCGACGACAGAATAAAAACCGTCAGCAAGTGTGAAGCTATATGCGGTTGCCGAACTTGCGGTTGTAGGGAAAGTAAATGCGAATTTATTGTTGCCATAAGCAGCTGAAACATTGAACCACGAATAGGGCACGGTGCAGTTGCTGATGCAAATTTCGGCTTCATCCAATACGGTTAGACTAGTATTTCCGAGGAAACTGTAGCTGTATCGCGTGTTGCTTGAACCCGATACGACGTTATTGCTGTTGAGGACCAAATTAAATGTCATGCTATAGTATGTTCACAGATTTTTCTAATCCAGCCGAAGCACGACGTAGTCGTTAGGACCTCCGAGGAGCCGTTGGCTCCTAAGCGACTTCGTCGCGGTCCGCACAACAAAAGGCGTGACGAATGTCACGCGGGCTCCGCCCTAATAACCTCCGGTTATGCCAGACGGGTAGCAGTCAACGAATAAAAATTGATTCCCGAAGAGGTTGCTGTTTTAATGGCGTTCGCCACTGTAAAAGTGAAACCAATCGTACCGTAATAAGTCGCTGTACTGCCGTTTGGCACACAAATAACACCTGATACCGTAAAGGATTTTCCGCTAACTATTGGGTGGGCCGTCCCAGGGGTCATCGGTAAGTCACTCGTGAAAGCAGCTGACCCGATGACAGCGGTAAACAATCCTACCTGCATGGCCGATATCTGCGTTGCAGCAACAATGTCATAGGTCCCGTAAAAATTGAGTAACCATACCCCGGGCCCCAATGCTGGAAGTGTACCGTATTTAATCGTGTTTCCAGTTGTAAAAGCTACCCCTGACCCGCCTGTATACGTGGCAGTGTACATTTGACCAATCGAACCCACCGTAGTCGCGCCGGTGGATGCTGCATACAAAGTGTTGTAATTGGGTAGTATGGGCGCACTGGCGGTTATCGATGTGGTCGCATTTAAATTAATGGTTCCTGCAGTTACAGCCAACGCTCCTGTGTTATTAACGGTTGGCGTTGAACCTGGGACCCATCCAACTGAACCACTCTGAACCCCTGGGTTACCACTGTCACAATTTATATTTAAATAGGCATAATTCACTCCAAATCCGAATGCCTGATACATAGTTCCAGCAAAATTATTAAAAAAATGAGAAGGCGCTTGAAACTTGTTTAGACGAAGCGAAACAAACTGGGCTTCACCAGAATTAACGACAAAATTACCATTCCCAGAAACTGTATCGCCTACGGTGTTTGGTGTTACGCTTAATGCAGCCGATAGTGTTGGGGTGGTTCCATCCGCGTAAAATATCTGACTGACTGTATTCGCTAAATTTAGACCGTAACCGATTGCCTGCGTGCCAGCAAAATTTCGGATATTTAAATTTCCATACATGGCGAAATCAATGGCTCGTGTCGTGATGGTGTTCAATAAATTGCTCCCCATATTTAGAAAACCAGTGCTCGACGTATACAAACTAATCGTATCGGCGGGCGCAATTCCCTGAATGTTGTCCGTGTTCAAAAGCCCTATGGATGCTTGATTAAAGGTGTCGATAGTCGTCTCAAAAAGGGTTGGATTGAACTGGATTCCAGAAAATACAAGCGAGTCGGGCGGTGCGTATTCCATTGTAATGGAGTCACATTTTATTTATGCGCTGCGAAGCGGCTAGTAGGACTTTGTCCTACGCGATTCTTGTCCTGGACACGGTTAAACCGGCAATCGTCTGAGCTACGTTGGCAGACCCAACGAGATAAAAGTTAGTTGCCGAACCAAAGGACATGATAGTGGTTAAACGAGCATAGTAGGTTGTGGCGACACTGGACGGCGAAAAAGAAGCTGCTCGCGTCACATCATGGGTTGCCGATGTAGTGCTAAAGCTTAAAATAGTGTCTAAGGATATGACGGACAGCGTGCACGTCATTTCGAACAGCCAAAGTCCAACTGGAACTTGGTTCACTGTCAAGTATGTGGCCACGTTTCCCATGGTTGGAGACACCGGTACTGCAGCAGTAAATACCGACGGGGTCATGGCGACTTGGTAACCAATCTGACCGGTATTCGAGAAACTGGTATAAACTGGTAACAAAGGAGTCCCCAACGTGATTCCACCAGTCCCAGCGCCTAGAAAAAAGGCAGCCGTTCGTGCTGCGTTGTCACCGATATGTAAAATGCCACTTATCTGGCTGTCTCCGATGTTTAATGGCGATGATGAAACAGTAGCCCCATTTAGAGAGGCTCCTTGAACTTTCAAACTGCCAACGTTGACTGCCGACGTTGAATTTCCAATTTTCACAATCGCAGTGCTACCTACTCCGTCTCCAATGTGTATGTCCGCCGTGCGCGCCGTGTTCGTCCCCAAATTTAAAACACCCGAAGTCTGCCCATCACAAATGCTCAAATTCGAAGTAGCATGGACAACCCCGTGAATGGTGGTTCCTTGTAAATCTACATCGCTGCAGTGAACTGAGGAGGACGTTTGTCCAATGTTAATCGGATTTGCCGCTCCCGTGTTGTTGACTGCAATACCAAGGCGGCCGGTGACCGCATTAAAAATGTCGAGCGTCGTTACTGTGCTGTCCAACGAGGCTGTCAGAATTCCGCCGTTGAATGTTTCGAGCGCGCTTGCTGAGTCAGTTGTCGTTTTACGTAAATATAAAGTGTTCGCAATACTCTGTGTGAGAGTTTCACTAGACGAAGCTAGCCAAAATTCTGGGTTGTATTGTAGCGACGGGAAGTTGAATTCAGGCGGTGGGATATTTACCGACATGTACATTACTTGCATATTTTTTTCTAAGCCAAGTGTATGTCTTTCATATTGTGCCTTAACTCAACCAACGTGGTTTCGTCCTCAAACACCACATTCAAGTACAATTTTCTGACTGGAAACTTGAAATTGAAGAACGCTCAGATGTGTGTTAGCACGCTCACTATGCCGTATGCATTTTACAACGTCACTCAAACCTACAACAACCGGACCTTTAGCCTCACGTTTCCAACGGCGGCATCCACGGCGACTGCAACAGCCATCACCGCGTCTCAACCTGTAGCCGGAATTACGACCCTCCCCGCCGGATTTTACAGCGTAACAGATATCCAAAACTACATCCAGCAAACGTGCATCGATAACGGCTGGTACCTAGTCGATGGGGCTGGAAATTACGTGTTTTACATTTATCTGACGTATAACCCCACCTACTACACCGTCCAGCTCGTTCAAAGCTTGGTTCCCACTGCACTTCCCGCTGGCTGGACAAACCCTGCTGGTCTTACTTTTAATGCATTGTCGCGAACTCCCACCCTTTCTTTAGCAGCGACGGGTTCCATATCAACCATTATTGGGTTTTTAGCTGGGGCATCTTATCCTCCAGCACCCAGTGCGTTAGCCTACAGCTATATCGGAACGCTTACCCCAGTTGGCAGCACCGTCAACTCGCTTGTGGCGCGCTGCAACATCATCTCCAACGAAGTGGTTGTCCCATCCGACGTGCTAGATGGTTTCCCAATTAATTCAACCTTCGGGAGCAACATCACGTACGAACCCAGCTTCGAAAAATGGGTCACGATTCGAGACGGCACTTACAGCAGCCTAACGTTCACGATTTCCGACCAAAACCTAAACGATGTCAACAGCTTGGACCCCAATTGCTCGATTACTTTAATGATTAGACAAAAAAATATCTGATGCTTGTTATATGCGTCCTCTTTTCCTTGCTGCCAAGCTCCACCCCAAACACGCCGTTCGGCACCGTCTACTAAAAGCCATGGGCGGCGTTGAGCGAAAGATTTGCGGCGGTTCCGCGGCTCGTAAGCTCCTTGAGGAATCGGATGTTCCTATGGCGGGCGAAGGCGCCCGTGTCCGTGGCCGTCACGCCCCGCTTAAATTTCGCATGTAATTGGCGGTGCGTAGGACAACGCCCTACTAATGGACTGAGTCCATGCCAATAAAAGCTTTGCTTGCTTTCCGCAGCGTAGGGCGGGGGTGGAACCCCCTAGTTGGGCAGAGTCCAACGCAGCGCCCTACTAATGGACGGAGTCCATGCAAATAAAAGCTCTGCTTGATGTGCCTCCGGCTAATAACCTAAGGTTATGTACATGAGCGACCTTTCCGAATCGACCATAGGCTCTTGGTCCGACGACATCCATCAAATTTTGCACAACATTTTGCATAATTGTGACACGCTACAGCAGCGCCACCGCTCCAGTTACCTCCTCTACGAAAGTCGTTTAGCCTACTTTCGCATCCCACTCATATGTTTAGCCGCCATTAACTCCGTCTTCAGCGTCGGGCTGCAAATTTTCCTTTCCCAAAATGTTGTCAGCACCACCAACTGCCTTATTTCGCTGACGTGTGCTTGCATTTCGGCAGTCGAGCTATTTCTAGGCGTGTACAAGCGGATGGAGCAGGAGCTCGGCTCTTACCATGGATATAAGCTTTTAGGCGTACGAGTGTCGGCCATGCTGAAGCTCGACCCTGCTCACCGCGAAGGAGAAGGAACTCCGTTTTTAAACAGCGTGCTCGCCGAGTACACAAAACTGTTTGAATCTTCTCTTGTTTTGACCGAAAAACTCACCGACGAGTTATTTAAGTTCGAAGCTTTAGGAAAAAAATCGAATCCAATACTAAATGAACGTAGCCCAAACAGCCCAACCAGCTTTACCTCGAAACAAGTACCACACCTCCATAATCTACAAGGTGGAGCATCAGACGAATGCTAACATTTTTTATGTCGGCGGAACGACCAATTTCTCGTCTCGCAAGTCGCAGCACAAGAGTCGCTCGCAGAACCCAAACGATAAAGAGTACGCCCAAGCCAAGTATAAACTCATTCGAGAAAACGGTGGATGGGAAGCTTTCCGCATGGTTCCAATCAAGGAATTCAAGTGCGAAACGAAACGCCAACTCGACATTGAGGAGGAGCGCATGCGAGACGAACTCAAGGCCACGATGAACTCTAGGCGTGCTTGGGCCGATACCCAATGCCACCCCAGCGAAGCTGCCATCGAAAAATACCGCGAAAACGAACGCGAAAAACTCGCCAAAGAGCGGCTCGAGCGCGCTGCAGAAATAATCGCTTATAAAACCGCCAAGCCCTTCTTCAAGCTCAAGACACGGGCAATTGCGCCCGGGGCCTACTGTGAATAATGTATCCATGTAGTATATGCCGTACGTGTTGAGAAAGGTTGCCAACAAGAACCTCTACACCGTTAAAAATAGCCTTACCGGCGAAGTGCATTCCAAGGGGAGTACGCTCACAAAAGCCAAAATGCAAGTCCGCATCCTAAACCACATTGAGAAGCTTCCGTAAAAAACTACTTAAATACTCCTTTCCTTAGTATAGCGACCGAGTCTGACCGTCCCCCCACCTACAGAAGCCTAAAACTCACCGCCTAACCCCACTGACTGCACGGCTGCGCGGGGGCGGGGGGGAACCCCCTAGTTGGACAGAGTCCAACGCAAAGCGGGCCGAAGGCGGGCGAAGCCCTAACCCCCTACGGGGGTGCCCTAGCGACTTCGTCGCGCCCCCTAGGGGCCTCTGAGGCCCCGCCGTTAGTTCCGGCGGAACGCATAAACCGTTGAGTCTGCCCGCATCCACCCGCAGAGCTTTCGAGAAAAAGATTAAATTTAACTTTCCGCACCGAGATCCCGCGAGAATTTTATCGACTACTATGTCGATATAATCCGACCGTGCTCTTCCCGCTAACGCTAACGCCGGCCTCAAGCCGCCGCGCCGCAGGAGGACTCTCCCCGCTAACTTTACGCCGGCTCGCTGCGCTCGCGGTACACCACGCTCCAGCTAGCTTTTAGCACATCTTTTGATATTATCATTTGACTTTCAATTCAAAATATCAAAAGATGAAATGATAATTTGAATTTTC